CGTGATCATTGCCTCGGTGTCGATGGCAATCGGATCGTAAAGCGATGGGTTCTGCGACTGAAGCTGCTTCAGGGCCATGACCTTCACAACGCGCTGCGTGTGGCTGGCGGTGTTTGGATCGGCCTGCGGGACCAGATCGCAATCATTAAGCGCCTGAATAAACGTCTGTTCAGACCACTGATATGTGGGCTTCTTGTTGCGCTGCCAGAAGCTTTCTGGATGCTCGCGGAAGCAACGGACCAGAAGCTGAAACTCGTTTGCCTGTGCGGCATGCATGCGCTTGTGGACCGCGTTCAGAACCTTTGTGGCCTGATCGATGAGGGCCAGCGTGGTTCCAACCGGAGCGTCAGCCTTGCCTTCGCCAACAGCCATTTCAGCCGTGCCGCCAACGCGAGCGCCGGTCTGGGCCATGTTATCCACAAGCTGCATAAGAGCGCCGGACGGGTCTTTGTAAGGCAAAGGCATCACTGCCTGCTGGATCGGCATACCGCCGGTCTTAATCAAAGCGCCGCCGCCCGGAGGAACGCGGAAGATGTTTGTGTTCTGGCGAGCGCCAGTGTCGGCATAAAGGAAGCCGGGGAAGTTTGAATACATCCCTGCGTCCAGCATTTCGCGCCAAGCTGCCGTGACAGCATTTGTTGTGTTGCCAAGGACGTGAAGCAGGCCAATGTCGTAAAAACCAAGGCCGGGGACAAAGGTGTATTTGACGAAGTTCTGGCGAGCCTCTGGAAGCTCGGCGCTGTCCTCGTCGTAGTTGCGGACGATGGACAGGATTTCCTTGGTCGAAACGTCAATGGTCACGCGGTAAGGGATTTCGAGACCCGTCTCTTTGCCCTTCCACTTGTGCTCAAAGCCAAAGATGTCGAGTTCGCAATAGCACTCATAGATTTCGCGGTCCCGATCATCGGGGCGCATGACAGTATCTGACACCCCTTCGATGGCGTTTTTCTCGCGCTGGACGGCGTCCGTTTCGGCCTGAAGCGGCGTGGACAGCTCAACGTCACGGTAAACGCCAAGGATTTGGAGGCGCTTTACGGTCGATGGGCGCATCATTACGCGGTGCGTAACGCGACGAGCGTTTTGAAGGTCTGTTGCTGCGTTGTTAACAATCAAGTCATCTGCATCAACACTTTCGGAGACCGGACGGTTCCGTAGCGGGCAGAAATAAACCTTCTTGAAGGCCGTGCCGCCGAAGCCCAGCATCAGCAACATGCGGTCGGTGTCGGGATAGTATTCGCTGGCGACCGTGGTCAGGTAATGGTTCAGGTCTTTCTCAAGGGCGTTGGAAAGATAGTCCTGCTGAGTGGTTGTGGCGATGCCATCATTGCGAATCTTAACAGGGCCATCGGTCGGCAAAAGCTCAGACCTAGCATTGGCTTGGAAGCGCAACACAGCCTCAAGAAGCAGCGGATGGCGAACCTTGCTCATCCCTTCGACCGGAGCGCCGTCTGTGGCCCCCTCAAGGCCGGGAATTTCGATCTTAAGGCCCAAAAGCTTCAGGCCCTGCGCTCGGTCCTCAACCCAATCCTTGCGGCTATCGAGATCGTCTCGGATGCCGTTCATTAGGGTTTCCGAAATTGCGCTCAGTTCACCCGCATCAATTTCGTCAACCAGATTACGGAACCATTCCTTAGCCTTCTCGGCCTCGGAGGCTTCCTCAACAGGTCGCCCGTCCAGCGAGATCGTAACGGACCCGTCTTCATGTTCGATCTTGAGGATGTTGCCCTTGTCATCGGTGTCGTAAGAAGGCTCGCCTTCATCGATCTTGACGATCAAATCATCACCGGGGGAAACCCCAGTTGGCTCTGGTGCAACTTCCCGCAGATTCGGGACAAGGCCGGGCGTTAAAGGCATGGTTAGTTCCCTTCGACAGGCAAAGCTTCCATTTCATCAACGAAACGGCGAATGCCCTCTTGAGCAGCCAGTGTATCGTTTTTGGCTTGGATTTCATAGGTGCGAGTGTAATCGTAGGGCGGTTGGCCCCAAACCTCGACCGAGAAAACCCCGAGGCCAACCGGAGTAGCGGGTCGAATTACATCAACAATGGCGTTTGCCAAGATACGGGCCATTTCATCCTCAAAGCGGGCTGGGTTCGCGTCACAAGCCAACAATATAACATATTAAATGGAAAAAGCCGCCAGTGGGTGTCTCTTCCACTGACGGCTTAACGGGAACTGGCTCCACCCGGTCTGCCCTCTGCGGGCCTATTGTAACACTGGTTTTTTATAGACCAAGTTCTGTTTTTGCATCCGGCGGCGGTTCAGGCAGCGGCATCCAATGTGTCGGATACAAGTCCCACTCTCCATCATACCAGCCGGACTGAATTTGATCCCAGTGGGCTATAGACATGCAAGGCCATGTGCCTTCCCACCAGAAGGCAATTATTTCTGCGCCGTCTTTTGGCGCGGTCGTAATCAAATTCCACTCATTCATTGCCCCCTCCTTTGCCGTCAATCGCTTTCAAATCGGCTGTCGATGGTGTCTTGATCGACATATTGACCTTACGCATCATGGTGAAGGTCAATTCTTTAGCTGTTTGGTCGTTTGTCATGTCTGACACACGGACCAAATAGCAGAAGGCTATAGCCCGCTGTGCCACAAAGTCCTCAAAGGCTGTCGGGTCCAAATCGCTAAGGTCCAGCATGGTTGCGCTATCATCAATGCCATCATCATCATTATCAGACATCACGACCTCCTTTGCTGGCGATAGAAGGCGTAGTGCCTGTTATCGCGCAAAACTTTGACTTCGGCCTCCAGCCTGTCCAGCTCTCTGGCTAAGCCAATCAGCTCCTCAGCCATGCAGAACTCGGTAGCCATACCGCCCCGCGTTATACGGAACGCAGCAACCAGCTCCTCGATAAGTTTTTCGTCCGGGTGCATACCTTTCACAAATACTGTTCCTCTAATTGTCTCATGCTGATGTGACGATATTGCAATATGTGGCCCGCTTGGATTTGCAGCTCATAAATGCCGTAGGACCAACCAGTTGTCGCCGTCCCCGCATACTTAGCGACGTACCCATCCGGCATCGATGACCCAAGGTTAAGAACCTCAATTGAGTTGTTAATCCCGATTTTGGGTACCTTGCGGAATGTGGATCGGTGTGTATGACCGAACACAATGGAATGTGTCGCGTGGTTGGCAATCTGGTTTTCAGAGTTTTGACCGCCATATGGTCGCCCCATGATATTCATTGGCACATGGATAAAACCAACTCCGTCAATCATCAGCCACTGCCCATAGGGGTGGATGCGCCAGCGATACCGAGCCGCCATCTCCTCAAACTGGGTGTATAGGGTTCCAACAGTTTCGGGGTTTTTGTTTTCAAATCGTTGGATTCGATCTTCGTGGTTCCCAGCCGTCATATCCAGTGGGATGTCCAGATAGCTCATTTCTTTATAGAAGGCCGACATGGCCTCCTCGCAGCTTTCTAGGTCGGTCTTGAAAGAGGGCCGTTGAGCGTGGGCATAGGAACCCCGCTCCTCGTGCATCGACACACTGTCCCACGAGGCAAAGTCACCGATATGGACAATCCGGTCGGGCTTTAACTGGGCGGCATATTTGCCCATCCACTTGAAGCGGTCTTTGGAAATGTTGGGCTGGTCGTGGCTGTCACCGATTGCCATGATCGTCAAAGACTTCTGTTTGCCCATGACAATTCTTGGCTTGGTAGGGGTGTTAGAATTGGCGAGTGCCAGTTTTAAAAGGCGGTTCTCTTCTACTAGGGTTTGATGTTTTTCAATAAGGGGGGAAACTCTCAGCGGTTTGTTTTTAAGAATAACAGACCGGATTGTGCTTTCGTTCCTACCTAAGTAATAGGCAGTTTTATTGATGCCGCCCATCTGCAAGATGAGAGCTTGTAACTCTGGTGGGCTTAATATCATGATGGGCCTCGCCGCGCCGCACCATGCTATAGTATGTTGATATTGTGACAACTATTTGATGGCTAAGAATAAACCGATGTTTGAGAAGGCATATCCTGCATAAATGATTGCCATCGGCGTGTTGCCAAGTAGGTACTGATTTATGGAGATATAACCATAAATCAGACCCACAAAAATGATCAGCGGCCCGCTCATAAATCAAACGCCATGATCCATATAGCTATTAATATAGCCATAATGATCGGAGTAGCCGCCGC